GCAAGGAGCAGAAGCCCGGACTCAATCAAGGCAGAACAATTGTACCACTCCGGCATGAGCCTTGTTGACATAGCTAAAAAACTAAAGAAGCCGGAGGGAACAGTCCGCAGGTGGAAGAGTACCCAGAGTTGGGACGGAGAAAGCGAACGTTCGGAAAAGGAACCCGAACACATACCGAGCGTTCGGAAAGAAATCGAACAGAAGAAAAAGAAAGCTATTGCAGAAGATGTTAAGCAAGTGATGAACAATCCTGACTTGACAGATAAGCAACGGCTTTTTTGTTTAAACTATATAAGATGCTTTAATGCCACAAAAGCCTATCAAAAGGCCTATAGTTGTTCATACGAGACTGCGATGTCAGAGGGGTGCAGCAGCCTTAGAAATCCAAAGATTAAAGCAGAAATACAGAGACTTAAGCAAAACAGGCTCAACAGAGAGATGCTTGACGAGTCTGATATCTTCCAGAAATATATGGACATAGCATTCGCTGACATCACAGACTTTCTTGAATTTGGGCGGGAAGAGGTTCCAGTCATGACAGCGTTCGGCCCTCTGGTTATCAAGGATGAAGAAACCGGGGAGAAGACAGAAGTCACTAAGGTTGTTAACAGCGTTCGCTTCAAGGAACACCCAGAAGTGGATGGAACACTTATATCCGAAGTCAAGCAGGGCAGGGACGGGGCGAGCATTAAGTTGCCGGATAGGATGAAAGCCCTGGACTGGTTAACCGAGCACATGGACTTTGCTACACCCGAACAACGCGAACGTTTGAAGCTGTTAGAGGCACAGCGCAAAGCGGTTGAAAGAGACAATGACGACAATGCGGTTGATGAAAACATAATCATCACTGATGTATGGGCCGGTGAATCTGATGAAGAGGATTAACATACAAAAAGAGGTCAACCCTCACTTCAAGGAAGTCTGGACGACAAACAAGCCATATAACATCCTTAAGGGTGGGAGGAATAGCTTTAAGTCCTCTGTAATCGCCTTGCTCCTAGTGTACATGATGATACCGTACATCAATAAGGGACAGACGGTAAATGTTGTAGTTGTCCGCAAGGTGGCTAATACGCTTCGCGATACCGTATTTAAAAAGGTTCAATGGGCACTTGCGAAGTTCGGCCTATTTGGTAGATTTAAATGCACTGTAGCACCATTCATGATAACCCACAAGCGCACGGGTTCCACCTTTTACTTTTACGGTCACGACGATTTTCAACGGCTGAAATCCAATGACATCGGGAATCTGATAGCGGTCTGGTTTGAAGAGGCCGCGGAGTTCGGGGACAGTGAAGAGTTTGACCAGACAAAGGCTACCTTTATGCGGCAGAAGCCGGATAATGCGGATATGGTTAGGTTCTTCTGGAGCTACAACCCTCCACGAAATCCTTACCACTGGATTAACGAATGGGCGGAATCACTTAAAGGGCAACCGCGATATCTTGTCCATGAATCTAACTACCTGGATGATGAACTAGGATTTACCACGCCCCAGATGATAGAGGAGATTAATCGTATCCGGGATAACGATTATGACTATTACCGATATCTCTATCTTGGTGAAGCGGTAGGGCTTGGAACCAATGTATATAACCTTAAGCTTTTCCACGAGATAACAGAGTTGCCCACAGATGATAGGATAATCGCAATATACTATTCTTCCGACGTAGGACATCAAACGTCCGCTACCACCTGTCTATGTTTTGGCCTTACAGCCAAGGGAAATATTATATTGCTTAATATGTATTATTACAGTCCGGCAGGCCTTGCAACCAAAAAGGCACCGAGTGACTTGTCGAGCGATATACATAACTTTATTGCCAAGACATCCAGGCATGACTGGGTAGGCAATGCCCCGATTATGAACCGAACAATAGACTCCGCAGAGGGCGGATTGAGAAACCAATATCAAAAAGACTTCGGCCAGAGTTGGCATCCGGTAGCAAAACTAAAAAATGTAGACATGATTGATTACGTCCATGACTTATTAGCTCAAGGGCGTTTTTATTATTACAGTCCAACTATAAAAACCAGACTCCCTAATTGTGATGATTTGCGATTATTCATAGAGGAACATAAGAAGTACCAGTTTGACGAAAAGACACTAAACAGTGATGACCCGAAGGTTATTAAAGAATTCGACCACTCCGTTGATGCTATGAAATATGCGTGTGTTGACAACGCCAGGGATTGGAGATTAAAGAGGTAGGTGATTACGTGGGAATTATACAGACGATTAAAAATCTATTCAAGAGAGGAGGATATATAGCAATGGGAGAAAGGCTGGCTACAATAAATGACCACCCCAAGGTCAATATAGACCCACGCGAACTGGAACGCATTTCGCGGGATTTCCGGGAGTATGCCGGGAATTATCCGCTTGTAAAATATATTAATTCAAACAATGATGCTTGTGAACGGGATTACTGCTTTCTAAATATGCGAAAGCTGACAGCGGAAATGATGTCATCCCTTGTATTCAACGAACAAGTAGAAATAAGTGTTGATGATGAGAATGCCAATGAGTTTATACAGCATGTGTTTGAACACAATGACTTCAAGAAGAATATGATCAGGTATCTTGAGCCTATGTTTGCATCCGGTGGACTTGCAGTAAGGCCGTATGTAGATATAGATACAAAAGAAGTAGAGTTCTCCTGGGCTTTGGCTAATGCTTTCTTTCCGCTAAGACATAACTCTGGTGGAATAACAGAAGGTGTCATGATGTTCAGTACCGTAAAAACGGAAAATAAGAAGACCGTTTACTATACGTTGCTTGAATTCCATGAGTGGAACGATACAGACTATGTAATAACCAACGAACTTTACCGTACAGAAGACCGAACCGTAATAGGCGATAAGGTACCACTTGGTTATAACGGTGTATATGAGGGGATAGAACCTGAAACAACCATTACAGGATTGAGCAAGCCGATATTTAATTATCTTAAGCCCAGTGGATTTAACAATTTCTCGCTTGGTAGCCCTCTTGGTGTAGGAATCTGTGATAATGCCACTACTACCCTCAAACAGATTAATGATACCTACGACCAGTTTAACTGGGAGATTCGAATGGGGCAGAGGAGCGTGATTGTCAGCGACCATCTACTTAATTATACATTTGATGAGCAGGGAAACAGAATAGGACCTGTATTTGACCCGGATGTGAATATATATCGCCCAATGAGGATGGATGGGGACACAGATTTCGTGAAGGATATTACGCATGATATCCGAACAGAACAATATATAGCTGCAATTAATCAATTTTTTAAAACACTTGAAATGCAGATGCAGTTATCAGTTGGTACGTTCAGCTTTGATGGACAGAGCGTTAAGACAGCAACGGAAATTGTATCAGAGAACTCTCTTACATACCGAACACGAAATATGCAGTGTAATGAGGTGGAGAAGTTCATCAAAGGGCTTATAGTTTCGATACTTGAAATCGCAGCAGCAACAACGGTAAAAGGTAGCAAGCTATATACCGGGACTATACCAACATTCGAACAGATAAGTGTTGATTTTGACGATGGAATATTTGAGAGCGCAGAACAGAAATTGGAATTTTATAGTAAGGCCAAGCTTTCCGGTATTGTCCCACCGACAGAAGCAATCAAGGGTGTGTTCAAGTTGACAGATGAAGAGGCTTTGAAGTGGTTTGAAATGATAATAAAACAGGAATCTATGACAGACCCGGCGGAGCAGGAAGAAGAGGCCGTTGAGGATGAAATTGGAGAAGAAGAGTAGAGGGTGATTAAATGAAGGACATTCCAAAGCAAATAGATTTGTGGGCGTGGCAGATGTCCGAACTATATAATGCACTTGAAGGTGAAATCATCCGGTCAATTGTAAAGCGTATGCTTAACTGGCACACAGATATAACGGATTGGCAAGCCCAGGCCATGAAAGATATGGACTTGTATAAAAAGGACATAGTAAAAGAGGTAGTTAAAGTAACCGGGATAGCAGAAGAAGAAGTGGAACGGATATTTAAAGATATTGGGGCAGATACGTTAAACAGCGTGGATGCTTCGGTCCCGTATCCTGCACTGGATATTCCAAACGATATTGATACGGTTATGAGGAGCTATTACAACCAGTGTTGGAGCGGCATTGATAACTATGTGAACCAAACGCTTATAAGCACTAATTACGGTTACGGCAGCGCAATTACAAAGGCTTATACGCAGACCCTAAACAAAACACAGGCCCTATTTAATACCGGGATGTATACGCTGGATGAGGCCATGCAAGCATCTGTAAGACAGTTAGCAGCGCAAGGTATACGGTCTACATTTATAGATAAGGGCGGCCATACATGGAGTATGGAACGATATGTAAGGACTGTTATGCAATCTACTCTATCCAATACATACAATGAGTTACGCACTTCCCGAATGGCCGAATACGGCATACATACTGTTGTGGTTACGTCACACATGGGAGCAAGAAAAGCATGTACAAGGATACAAGGGAATGTAGTAGACTTAAGGCCCGTATCGGAAATTCCGGCAGATAGCAAATATTTGTCCATATATGACCCGTACTGGCAAGCAGATTACGGCAGCCCCGGAGGGCATAGAGGATGTAACTGTAAACACAATTGGATAGAGTTCATTCCAGGAGTTAATACAAACAATCAGCCAAAGTTTGACGAAAAGGAAAACGAACTTGTCAGGAGCCTACAGAAAAAACAAAGAACACTCGAAAGAGCAGTCGTGAAATACAAAAAGAATAGAATGATTGCAGAAGAGTTTAAGGATATCAATAGCTATAAATACTATGACCGCAAAGTAAAAGGATTTCAGGCAAAGTTAAGAGGACTTGTAGACAGCAATCAATATCTATCAAGGGATTATAAAAGGGAAAAAGTGTACACACCAATTGACACGCTTATACAGACATTTAACTATCAGGAAATAAGACCTAAGTAACGGTCTTTTTTTATTGCCCTGGGCAAGGCGTAAAAAGGCTTATGTGACTAACGAATTGTGAAGCAACCACGTAAAAAGCGTATAGGAGGGAAACATTATGACATTTAAGGAGTATTTGATTTCTAAAGGATTAACAGATGAACAGGCTCAAGTAGTTCTTGACGGCATGGGAGAAAATAAGTTCTTCCTCGCAAGTGAAGAGAAAATGGATGAACGTTATCCAAAAATTAAAGCGGAGAATGAGCAGCTCAAAGGACAATTGGAAACCAACCAGAAAGAACTTGAGACTCTCAAGAAGTCCGCGGAGGGAAATGAAGAGTTAACCAAGCAGCTCACGGATTTGCAAGCAGCTTTTGACAACTCAAAGGCAGAGTCAGAAACCGCGCTGAAAGAGCAGCAGAAAGAATTTGCCATCAAGCTTGCTTTGAAGGATAGCGGTACTCTGGATGAGAATATTATCATGGGGCTACTCAACAAGGACATCATCAATATAACGGATGACGGCCTTATGGGATTGAAAGACCAGATAGAGAAAATCCAGGGAGAAAAGCCGTTTCTGTTTCAGAAAGCGGAGCCTGACATTAAAAATCCTGATACTCCCCAAATTGTAACTAAAGGAAACGCAGGAGGGGGCGGACAAGGCGGAAATGTCACGAAAGAACAGTTCGATCAGATGACTTATAGCCAGCAGGCCGAACTTGCGAAAAATCAGCCAGAAGTATTCAAACAAATTACAGGAGGTAATTAATTATGGCACAAACACAATTAGCGGATTTAGTAAATCCAGAAGTACTCGCACCAATTATATCTTATGAGCTTGAGAATGCATTGAGATTTACACCATTGGCACAGGTTGACCCCACCTTACAGGGTAGGCCTGGTGACACGCTGACATTCCCCGCATTCACGTATATCGGTGATGCTGTGGATGTAGCGGAAGGTGCAGCAATACCGCTAGATAAAATCGGAACGACTACAAAGCAAGTTACTGTAAAAAAGGCGGCAAAAGGTACAGAAATTACGGATGAATCAGTGCTATCTGGGTACGGTGACCCTGTGGGAGAGTCAAACAAGCAGTTAGGACTTTCACTGGCCAATAAGGTGGATAATGACTTAATTGCTGCTGCATTAACAGCTACACAAGCTATCACGGTAACAACGACTTGCGAAGGGATTTCTGATGCAACTGACGTTTTCAACGATGAGAATGCGGAAGCATACGTATTAATCACAACTCCGAAAGTAGCATCAAAACTACGGAAAGACGCAAATAAAGAGAAGATCGGTTCAGATGTAGGAGCAAATTCATTGATTTCTGGTACATACGCAGATATTTATGGGGTTCAGATTGTGCGTTCCAGAAAAGTTGATGAAGATACAGGGATTCTGTTCAAAATCACTGGCGGAAATCGTCCAGCTTTGAAACTGGTTCGAAAGCGTGGCGTTCAGGTAGAGACAGCACGCGATATCGTCCATAAGACAACCATTATCACAACAGATGAGCACTATGCCGCATACCTGTATGACCCGACAAAAGTTATTAAAGTGACTTTTGATGATACACCGCAGGGATAAGATATAAAATGGCAAAATTCAAAGTAATATCAAAATTCCGAGACAAGTACACAGGTGATGTGTATGAGGCTGGCAAAGAGATTGAAATAACTCTCAAGCGAGCTGCTGAAATTAAGGAAAACCTTGCAGAATACGGTAAGGTTTTCCTTGAAAGGATTGAAAATAATAAATGAGTTTTTGAGAAGGGAGGAGCATGGATTACTTAACCTATACTGAATTACAGAATATTGTAGGTGATAATACAGTATCACAGGATGATTACAACAAGCGTATTAAAAAGGCTTCTGCAATCC